ATACCCCCCTAATGAACCCGAATTTTAAAAAGGAGTTTTATGAAGCGGTTAAAGAAAGGTTTATTGCAGGTATTAAAAGACAATTTTGAGGAGTTAAGATGCCTAACAAAAGAGTAGGTCGCAAGATTTTGCATAAAGTTGGTGGCAGGTGGAAAGTCAAGCAGGTGTGCAGTTCAGTAGCGAATGCCAAGAAAGCGATGCGTTTATTGCGTGGTATTGAGCACGGGATGATTCCGAGGAAGAAGAAATGAACCAGGAAGAACTTGATGCTATGCTGGAAGCCGAATATCCCCTATTTTTCATGGAGATGCTTGATTGGCAGGAGAAGTTTATCCGGTGCAAGAATGGCAATGGGCGGACACCAAGACGCAGGATAGCCGAGCTTGGCAATAAAGGGGGGAAGAGTGAAATAGGGTTGGCCGAAGACATAGCATATATGTTAGGTTACAGGCCGTGGTTACCCAAAGATGATCCTGACTATAAGATTCCTATTAGAGTTCCTAATCAAGGCTTAATAGGTTGTGAAACGATGATGCATTCAGTCCCCCAGAAGATAGAGCCGGTTTTGAGGAAGCTTATACCGAAGATGTGCAAGCCCCAGTTCAAGCCCGGGCCGACTGGAGTTCCTGTATGGGTGCAGTTGAAGTTTGACACAAATGGGAAGAAGTGTGGCAGTAAGGCGTTTATTCGTTCCTATGACCAGCGTCCCGACACTTTTGAAGGAAATGACTATGATTGGATGCATTGGGATGAGCCCCCTCCGGAAGAGATCCATAAAGCTGCTGAAAGGGGTAAAATAGCTTCTAATGCGCCTTCGTGGTATACAATGACTCCTCTGAAAGAGCCTTATATTTATGACAACTTTTCTTTAAGGGCTGGAACAGACCCTGAAATATGGAAGATTCGTGGCGAAATATGGGATAATTGTATGGATTGGTGTAAGAAATGTGATTATGCCATTCCAGAGAACCATCTGGATGGAGAGGGTAAAATAGTTCGAGAAGTCCCAAAATGCCCCAAATGTGGTCGTGTTATGGGGTTTATACCACGTCAGGGGATAGAAGAGTACCTGAAGACTCTTGATCCCGAAGAAAGAGAAGCCCGTGAGAAGGGATTATGGAAGCATCTTTCAGGGTTGGTTTACAAAGAACTTGACAGAGACGTGCATTTATATGATGATTTTCGTATTCCGAGAGACTGGATGTTTATTGAAAGCGTTGACCCACACGATGCAAGACCGACCTGCTGGTTATTTGGAGCGGTAAGCCCTGAAGAAATAAATATATTCGGCAAACCCAGAAACAGGGTGTATTTTTATGATTATTTATTATTAAAAGGCGATTTAGATGAGTTTTTAAGGCAGATTAAAGCTCGGAGGGCGTTGCATGGATATGAAACCCCTGCGCTGGTAATGCTGGATGCCAAGTTTGGAGAGAAAACGCAGATCGAAGGCAAGTCATGGCGTGGAGAGCTTGAAGGCAGGGGAATTAAAAGAATTAGATTATCGCATTCTTCACCGGGAGATGTTGATTTAGGGCATAAAATTGTCAGAGAATATCTAAAACCGCAATATTCTACCTTGACAGGGAGCACAAAACCTGGAATACTGTTTGCCAAGGATGGATGCGGAGGAGAAGGCGGGCCGATAGACTTCATGTTTAAGTATCAGTATCGTAAGACAAAAGATAAGCCGGAAGAAAAATTCAAGGATTGGCCGGATACAGTGAGATACGTGGCTTTAGAGCAGCTTGTTTACAGAAGCCCGCACAAAGATGCCCAAATCGAGACCATTTTACACGATAGAATGGAAAGGGCAGTGGAACAAAGGAGAGCTTATGCGTGAAGAATGGATAAAGCTCTTACAGATGCTCATACGCCATGAAAAGGGAGTATTGGCAACTTTAGAGAAAATGCTGGAGAGGTTGAAAGAAGAAAATGCAGCCGAGTGATGCGGAAATACAAAAGCTCCAATGGTTATTAAAGAAACTCAAAACAGCCGAAGATTACTGTCGGCCCTACTTTGAAAGAGCTAAACGTCATTACAGATTATACAGGTTTGGTTCGGCAATAGACGCAGCCGATTGGCCTTATGTTAACCGGGTCCGCACAAAAGACATATTGGCCTTTGTAGAAGATTCCACTGCTATAATGGTGCAGACCCTTTTAGGTACACTTCCTTTCTTTTCAGTCATTCCCCGTCAAAGCTCACAATTAATGCTTCAATATACAGGAATAGACCCCGTTAAAATTGGCCGGCAGATGGAAATTTGTCTTGATCATCAGTTAGGCCATGAAGATACGGAATTTTTTGAAGAAATAACAGATTTTTTCAAAGAGGGTTGTATTTACGGAACTTCCTATGTTGGTGTATATCCAAGATTTTCTGGAGATAAGTATGTCGGGCCTTTAATCAAAACAATAGATTACTGGAATGTTTTGCCTATCACTGGTGCACGGCGGATTTCTAAGGCACAGGGTGTCTTTATCAGGGAATTTATGTCGGAAGAAGAAGCAATCGCCTTGGCAGAAAAGTATGGATTAGAAGGTGCGGTTGATAAATTAACAGGTTTTATCGGTGCCGATGTTGAACGAAAATGGCATACTCAGTTGTTAGCCGACATAGGGATAGAAAATTATAACATAGATGACAATGATCTGGAAATAATCCATTATTTTAGTGGTGGGCATGTTATTACATTTGTCAACAGAGCGATAATTATTCGGGACAGTAACATACCCGAGATAAACCAATTAGGAGAAGAGCAAGTCGTTAAACCTTTTCCCTATGACCAACCGGCAGTCCAATACAGATACATGCCCGTTCCTTTGGAGTTCTTTGGGCAGGGGATACCCGAAATCCTTGAAGTTCTGACGGAAGATAAAAATCTGGTTCGTAGTGCACGCAGAGATAATATAGATTTATGTATTAATAAAGTAATGAAAGCCCGTGCGGGGGCAGATATTAACTACGATTTAATAAAATACTATGCAGGAGCGATATGGCCGCTTGAAAACCTGAACGATCTTGAAGTTCTGGATATAGGAGACGTTACCCAGTCATCTTATCTGGAAGAAGATAAAATATCAGCAGACATGGAAAATGCTCTTTCGTTCTTTGGCTATGCAAGAGGAATGACTCCCACCCACGAAGAAAAACCTACTACGGTGATGCGATTACAGCAGGCCGCGATGAACCGCTTAGACTTAGCTGTTAAATTAGCGGAATTTGGGGTATTACAGAACATTGCAAACAGGGTAATTCTTTTAACTCGAAGGTTTATGTCTCAACAGGATTATGAAGCCATCATCGGCGACAAGGATGCGGGTTTTTATAGATTAAGCGAAGAAGCCATCAAAAGATTCTATCTTATAAAACCAATGGGGTCGAGTGTTACCCATGTTAAAGAAATTCGTCAGCAGCAATTAGCTATGGCTTCAGGAATACTTGAAAAAGTAGCCCCGGTAGCCATGAATAATGTAGAGCCCTTTGAAATAAACTGGTACACTGCGGCAAGGGCAGGATTAGAGGCGTGTGATATTAAAAACATTGACCAGTTATTGATAAAGCTCCAGCCCGAACAGGCAGAACAAATGATAAACCAGCAACAAATGGCGCAGCTTCAACAGGTACGTTATGGTGAACAAGTAAAAACGGAAGGCAAGGTAACGGTAGAAAGAGTAAAAACCGAAGGCGATATAGCAGTAGAAAGAGTAAAGCAGGAAGACAAGAGCGATCAACAAAAGAAATAGGAGGTGATGACAATTAACCCAATCGAACTTAAACGCCAGATTTTAGAGCAAAGCGATCAGTCAGGTATCAGAAAGAAAATATTAGCCGCCGATACAGGATTAAAGAATGATGAAATTATTGAAATGGGTTTAGCCCTTGAAGATATGACAAAAACAAAAGGATTTGCATATCTTGAGGCATATATACTCAAAACCAGTAATCCGATAGGCTTATTGATGTCTGGAACTGAAGACTCCGCAAAAATGGGAGAATCTAGAGCTTTGATAAGAATCATACAATATATTAATGAGGTAATTAAAGCAAAAGACGAAATACTAAGGAGACAAGATGCCGAAAGGAAGATCACTAAAAACAAAGAAGATTAAAGTTGATTTACCAGTAGAGGTAACGCTCAGTGAAATCGTGAAAAGTATTGAGAATGTTCTAAAACCCTTTCAAACCAATCTGGACGTAGGGATAGAAAAATTCAACGATACTGTAAACACTATTACGCTGAACATAAAAATAAACCTATAAAAGAAGTCCGTTGATTAGACCGACTTCAAAAACAGGAGGATATTATGTCAGAGACAGACGGGCTCCCTAATGTTGACCTTACCGGTGTAACTCAGGACAAAGCCCCAGAAGACGTGTCACAACAGACACAGGACGCTCAACCGTCAGATACGGTTGAAGATACAGCCATTCGGACATTCAAGACACTTGAAGACGCTGAGATAGGCTACAAAAATGTGCAGGGTGCATACACAAAAGTAACGCAAGAAAACAAGGAACTACGGGAACAATTAGCTCAGATACAAGAGCAGGTTCAGTTGATGCAGTTAGGACAAACTCAAGCCCCTATACCGCAACAGGATTTCGATAGTCAATATATTGAAAATCCACAGGAGGCAATAGAGGGTGTAGTTAAGAAGAGAGTCCAGGAACAGGTCTTACAGACGCAAATTGCGTCAACTCTTGAAGAAATAAACCTTCAGAATCCCGCAGAGTTTCAAGAGCGTTATGCGTATGCCAAAATGTTGTCTCAACAATACCCGCAACTTGTTACATCACCTGCAGGAGTGAGAAAACTCTTTGAATTGGGTGATAAACAAAGAGAAGCGGATATGAGGCGCACCGCACAGAAATCGGTAAGTATGCTGTTCGGGGAAGATGTTGACCTTGAGAAAATCAAGGCGTTAGCTCGGAAAGACCCTCAACAGTCAAACACAAATCAAGCCTACATGCCGGATACGACTCAATCAACCAGAATCGGAACAGAACCAGAAACAAGTAAAGACGGGAAGATAGCTCAAGCTGTGCAGGAAGGTGATCCAGATAAAGTTTTGGAGGAACTATTCAAATAGCCTCCAGAGGAGGTAAATAAATCATGGCAATGACAAGTACACAATTTTTAGCAGCGCCAGGCGGATTTAGCGCAACTTTGTCAAATAAACTTGATAAAATTGATTGCTCACAGGTTCTGGCTGCTGTTTTAGTAGCGGATACAGCGTTGCTTGGTCACATAAAGATGGGCCCGGTAGGACGTAACATAGAGTGTAATTGGATCAACTAATCGGTCCCCTACAGGAGTGATTCTGTATGGAAAACTTGGAATATGCTGGAACAACCTTAGAGCCAAAACTACCACAGGGTAAAAATGTTTTGGATTGGTCAATCAGCAGGCATAGCACATTAAATGGGTGTGAGCTTAGGGCATGGTTAGCAGGTCATTGGGATGGAGATGGATGGATAGGAATTAACATTAATCGTGATAAGAGTCGTTCTGCTCCGTTTCGCCACAGACCAGCAATACAAATTACCATGACTGATCCAAGTATCTATAATCGAGTTTGTGATATTTTAGAGGGTTTGCACATTAAATGGTATGAACGGCATGTTAAAAAGAAAAACAGAAGATGGAAGTGTAATATTCATATAGTAAACAGAAAGAATGTTTTAGCTTTCATTAGTGCTGTTTATCCATATGCTGTTCGCTTAAAACCAATGGCTGATGTGCTTCTTGATTATATGAGGTTTTATGAAGAGACACGAAGCATTGGCGGCAAGAAAGATCCTCAAGAAAAATTTGATAAGGTACTTGAGTTTTACGGAAAGCTAAGGGAGTTAAGAAATTCTAAAAGAGGGAAATTCTTACTCTCAGACCTAGTGAAGGCCCCAGAGACTACCAACAAGCGTCTTTCTGATTTGCGAAAGAAAGATGATGGTATAGTCCAGCTCTTAGCGAAAGCTTAGAGATAAACTGCGAGGACGGTCTTAATCCCGCCTATGTTATGGCTTCAGGTTCAGCAAACAATGCGGTAACATGTTCTGCTGGGTATACTACTGCT